GGAAGGAATGGTGGTGGAACAGGTACCAGGACAACGGTTGGTTTCAGATGAAAACCGGGTTCCGTTGCAGCGGGATCATGGCTCGCAACGACGTGATCAACTACCCGGTGCAAGGGGCCGCGTTTCACTGCTTGCTCTGGTCGCTGATCAAGATGGTGAAGCTGACCCGCAAGTGGAAGACAAAGATCGTTGGGCAGATTCACGACTCGATCGTGGCCGATGCGCACCGGGATGAATTGGACGACTACTTGTCGCTGGCCAAGGATGTTATGACGGAACGAATCAGGAAATCATGGCCGTGGATTGTTGTCCCGTTGGAAATCGAGGCTGAAGTTGGGGAAACGAATTGGTTCGAGAAACAGGAGGTTCAAATTCCATGAGCCTGCCGAACTGCTACCGCTGTGGGTGCCAACCGTGCGAGTGTCGCGATGGCATCACGCTGTACCACGCGGATTGTCGCGAGGTGTTGCCGAAGTTGGAAGCGGGGAGCGTGGACCTTGTGTTGGCGGATCCATCGTATGGGGTAAACTACACAGGTGGGCACTTTCACAGCGGGAATGTCAACATCAAGCGAGAGAGAGAGGGCAGTTGGTGGGGGATAGAGAGGACCAGTACTCGTGGGCGGTGCCGGAGTTGTTTCGGGTGTGTTGTGGCCCCTGCTATATTTGGTTTTCTGATAGTCGGACACTGTCGGTTTATCGGGCAGTTGAGGAGGCAAGAGGTGTGGTTCATGCTTTGCTGATATGGTACAAGACAAATGCCAGGTATGCGGCGATGGGCCGTCAGTATAAGCAAGCTCATGAACCATTCCTATACTGTAAGGGACCAAAGGCGAAGACGCTGTGGGTGGGAGTGGGTTCTGAATCAACTGTTTGGAGTTTGAAGAGCACTACAAAGAACAAAATGCATCCGACACAGAAGCCGCTTTCATTGATGATGAGGGCGATCGGAAATCATGCTGCTGATCTGGTACTGGACCCGTTTGCTGGCAGTGGAACAACAGGCGTTGCTTGCAAACGATTGAATCGTCGATGCATCTTAGTCGAGATTGAGGAGCGTTACTGTGAAGTCATTGTGAAAAGGTTACAGATTCCAATGCTGGGAGTGTTGAAATGAGCGAAGAACTCTACCGCAAGTACCGCCCGCAGACATTCAAAGACGTGGTGGGACAGGACGATGCTGTTGCGATGCTGGTCGACATGGGCAAACGAAAAGCAATTCCACATTGCCTGCTGTTCACCGGTCCCAGTGGATGCGGCAAAACGACGCTGGCCCGAATCATGAGGGCCAAGATGAAATGCGGCGACTCCGACTACCAGGAACTGAACACCGCCGACTTCCGTGGCATCGACATGGTGAGAGAGATAAGAAACCGGATGCGGTTGGCTCCCATGTCGAGCAAGATCCGCATGTGGTTGATTGACGAGTGCCATCAATTGTCGAAGGATGCCCAACACGCCTTCTTGAAGATGCTCGAAGATCCACCAAATCATGTGTACTTCATGCTGGCTACCACCGACCCGCAGAAGCTGCTCCCCACCATCCGCACCCGGGCAACCGAGGTGAAGTGCCGAGCCCTCAAGACGAAGGAGATGGAGGAGTTGTTGATCCGGATCTACGAGGAGGAGTGTGGGGTTGGGATGAACGAGGATGTCTGTGACAAGATCGTCAGCATGGCCGACGGCAGTCCCCGGAAGGCCCTGGTGCTGCTCGGGCAGGTGATCGGAATAGACGACCCGGAGAAGGCCTTGGCGTCGTTGTCTGGCGGCATTGCTGAGCAGGAGGCAATCGATCTGGCCCGTTTGCTGATGCAGCCCAGATGTTCATGGCCTGATGTGGCAAAACTGCTCAAGGCCATCGAGGGGTTGGATGTTCAGGCGGAGGGCATCCGCCGGGTGGTACTCGGTTACATGAGTACCGTGGCGTTGGGCGGGGGCAAGGGATCGGCCAAGGCTGTAGACGTGATCAAGTGCTTTCGGGACGACTACTTTGCTTCTGGCAAGGCGGGATTGATCGATTCTTGTTGGGATGCCGTGCATCCGGCACAAGATTAGAAGAATCGACGGGTATAATAGAATCGGAAGGAAAACAATCCATGAAAGCAAAGATCAAGTACAGCCTGGGGCGCACGATAAGCACTGCCAACTTCGAGAACGCCTGTCCGGAGGTGGGCATCGAGCTGTAAGTTGAATATGAAAATGATCAACAGCTTCAAGAACAGTTCGATCGTGCAAAGAAATGGGTGGGAGATCAAATCAAAAAGGAAGAACTAGAATGGTTGACGTGAAACAAAGCGATTTTGAGATCGACCGGTTCAGGCTCGACGAGGAATGGGTGGAACAGCCCAATCTGTATTTCCGTTATGTGCAACTTGCTGCTGATGCAAGACAGGATTTCGACGAGGCAAAAGCAAGCGCATCTGTTGTTCGGGCTGAAGTGGAAATGGACGTCCGCGAAAATCCGGGGGAACATGGTGTCGCCAAGGTCACGGAAGCACTGGTGCGGGCTGCTGTAGAAGCTTCTCCCAAGGTGCAACTTGCTGACAAGAAAACGATCAAAGCACGTCATGCGATGGATGTTGTCCAGGGGGCCGTGTCAGCGCTCGATCATCGCAAGAAAGCTCTCGGTGATCTAGTTTCGTTGTATCTTGCAGATTACTTCAGCAAACCTGTTGCGAGAACAGATGGAAAGGAAGCAGCTGAACAATTTGACAAGAGACGAGCTCGTCGTTCCCAAAGAAGGGCCAGCGGCGATGTTTGAAGTTCTTTTGATTCTGCTGTTGGTGGCATTGTTGCCGTTCATCGTGTATACCACGGTATCGTGTGCAACTCATGCCTATCTGAAAACGCGTTACCAATTTCACAGGGAGATGCACGAAGATGGCGAGAACAAGAAAAGAACGTAAGCGGGCTTCGGCCCGCCGGCGGGTTGAAACCCATGACACCGGGGGTGGAAGCAACTATCTTCGGATGCCGGATGGGTACAGTTTCTTTCAGGTGAAACCCGGCAAGTATCGTTTTGATTTCATGTGCTATGAAGTCAAAACGGGATGCGACGAAGACACCGGAAATCCGTTCTTCGAGAAGGGCGAATTGGCGTACGAGCGGACGTTTTGGATTCACCGGGACATCGGACCGAACGGTGATTGGCATCTGTGTGCCGCGAAAACGTTCAAGCAGCCCTGCCCCGTGTGCGAATTCAGGGCAAAGGAAGCCCGCAATCCTGATGCAGACGAGCAGCTGCTGAAAGAACTTGCCCCGAAGGAACGACAGCTCTGGCTGCCCGTCGATTTGGCCCATCCGGACGAAAAGTTCATCTGGGAATACAGCCATCACTTGTTCGGCAAGCAGCTCGATGCAAAGATTCGTTCGGGTGACGAGGAGGACGAATACGAATACTTTGCTGATCCGGAAACTGGCCAGACGGTCCGGGTTCATTTTGAGCAATCGGACCGAGGCAAGTGGTGCGAACCCACCGACATCGAGTTCCGCGACCGCAAGACTCAGTACGACGCTGAAATCGTGGAAGATCAACCCGACCTGGACAGTCTGCTGGTTGCCACTCCGTACGAGAAGCTCAAGAGGTTGTTTCTCCAGACGGATGATGTCGACGAGGATGAGGATGCTGACGATGAAGACAAGCCGGCTCGTCGGCGAAAATCCAAGGCGAAATCCAGCGAAGACGATGATGCTGACGAGAAGAAAGCTGCTGCGAAGAAACGATTGGAAGAATACCCACGTGCTGCTGATTACAGTTTGGAAGAGGGCGACCAGGTCGAATATGGCGACGAGGGTGTTTGCGAGATCGTTCGGATCAGCAGGGACGGCACGTCGCTCACTCTGGAAAACGAAGACGGCGACACGATCCGGTCGGTCGGGGCTGACGAAGTCACCAAGCCGAAGAAGTCGAAGTCAAAGCCAAAGCCGGTCGATAATGATGACGACGATGATGATTGGGACGACGAGGACGACGAGGAGCCGCCGAAGAAATCCCGATCGAAGGCCAAGCCCAAGCCCAAGAAAGAAGACGACGACGAGGACGACGAGGAGCCGCCGAAGAAATCCCGATCGAAGGCCAAGCCCAAGTCCGAGTCCAAGGAAGAAGACGAGGACGACGACGATGATTGGGACGACTGGGACGACTGATGATGAGTGATTGTTGAGTAGTTGAGGTCTCCTTCTGGCCCGGCTTCCAACAAAACTACGGGCACGAATTGGCGAAACGGCCCGAGCCGGGTTTTTCATCATGTCCACAAGCATCGAAGAATTGAAACGAGCCATGACGACAAAGCGAGAGCCGAAGAAGGGGAAGGGCTTGTCGAAAAGCAACTTGCTGTCTACCGGCTGCACCTTGCTGAATCTGAGCATGACAGGACGGCCGGAAGGTGGGTGGGTTGCAGGTCACTATTTCTTGTTCGTCGGTGACTCGGACTCGGGAAAGTCGTGGTTCATGCACACGACGATGGCCGAGGCCAGCATCAACCCGGCGTTCGACGAGCACCGGTTGATCTACGACAACACGGAAGTGAAGTCGCTGATGGACATCAGCCGCTACTTCGGCCAGCGGTGTGCCGACCGCATCGAGCCACCCCGGGTTGCAGACGGCGAGCCCGTGTTCAGCCAGACGACCGAGGAATTCTACTATCACCTGGACGACGCCGTCGAGGACGGCAGGCCGTTCATCTACATCCTCGACAGCCAGGACAGCCTCAGCAGCGAGCGGGAATCGACGAAGTTCGACAAGCAGAAGGCCAAGGCCCGCGGCAAGAAGGTGCAGGTGTCGGACGGCGACTACTCGGACGGCAAGGCCAAGAGCCACTCGGCCAACCTCCGCCAGTTCATGGGACCACTTGCCCGGATGAACAGCTTGCTGATCGTGGTCAACCAGAGCCGCGACTCGTTCAGCATGTTCGAGCGGGACAGCTACAGCGGTGGGCGTGCCCTGAAGTTCTACGCGGTTGCTCAACTCTGGTCGTACCATGCTGGCATGCTCCAGCGGGAGTTCCGGGGCATCAAGCGGCAGCTCGGCATCCGCTCGAGGGTGAAGGTGAAGAAGAACCACATCACCGGAAGAATGGGAGACGTCGAGGTGCCGATCTACCACAGCCACGGCATCGACGATGTCGGATGCAACGTGGATTACTTGCTGGCCGAGGGCATCTGGGCGAAGAACAAGAAGGGCATCATCAAGGCCACGGGCATCGGCCCTGCGATGGAACTGCAGCGGGAGAAGCTGATCCGGCAGATCGAGGAAAAGGGGCTGGAAGAAGATCTGGCGGAGCTAGTTGGCGAAACATGGAAGGGCGTCGAGGAAGCCACGGCGGTCAAACGGAAGTCTCGCTATGAATGAACTGGTAATAGCCGTCGACGTCAGCAACTTGGCCCACCGGGCGTTTCACACGACCGGCGATCTGTCTTATGAAGGCGACGGGACCGGGGTGCTTTATGGCGTTCTGAGGGATATCATTCAACTGGGCGACCGGTTCGGTTCCAATACATTTGCATTCTGTTTCGACGGCGGCTGCGATTTTCGCAGAAGGATCTATCCCAAGTACAAGAAAATGAGGCAGCAGCGACGCCGCGAGGCCGGCGAGATCGAGCTGGAGGCTCGCCGCGATCTCCGCCGGCAGATCTATCGGCTGAGAACCCGCCATCTTCCGCAAGCGGGATTTCAGAACATCTTCTGGCAAGAGGGATACGAGGCCGACGACGTGATTGCTTGGCTGGTCAAGCATTATGTGAACTATGGTGCTGATTTCGCGGTCGTCAGCAGCGACCACGATTTGCTTCAACTTCTCGACGGCGACCGGGTGATCATCTGGTCCCCCGTGACCAAGCAGGTGGTGAACGAGAACGTCTTCCGGGCCAAGCATGGAATAGGCCCGTCGATGTGGTCGATGGTGAAAGCCATCGCCGGATGCAACAGCGACGAGGTGCCGGGGGTGAAGGGAATCGGCGAGAAGACGGCGGCGAAGTACATTTCTGGCAACTTGAACACGGAGTCGAAGAAGTACCGGGACATCATCGACAACCACGAGCTGATCGAACGCAACTTGAAGCTGGTGGAACTGCCGGCCCAAGGATGCGGCCCGTTCGATCTGAAACGCGACCGGGTCACGGAGAGCGGTTGGAACAAGCTGGTGTCGTCGATGGGAATGAAGTCACTCGTAGGAAGGTGGGATTGATGAGCACCCGGATTCTCGCACTCGACTTGTCAACCTGGACCGGATGGGCACACAGCACCGGACCGTCTGGAGTTCAGGACTTCTCCTTGTCGAGGGGCGAGTCGAGCGGCATGCGGTTCCTCAAGTTCCAGGGGTGGTTGAGCCGGGTGTTCAAGGATGCTCCGTTCGATCTGGTTGTCTACGAGCAGCCGCACCTCCGAGGCGGGGCAGCTACCGAGGTGCTGGCCGGGATGGTCGGCATCTTGCAGGCATGGGCAGCCGAGCACGGCATCGAGACGGCGATGCGGCATTCCCGCGAGATCAAGATGCATGCGACGGGCAAGGGCAACGCCAGCAAGGACATGATGATTGAAGCGGCCAAGGAGCGGGGCTGGAATCCCGAGGACGACAATGAGGCGGATGCCCTTTGGCTTCTCGATTTGATGAAGAAGGAGCTTGGGGTCGAATGATTGAACGCCTCCGGTTGAAGAACTTTCAGCGCCACGGCAAGCTCGACGTCGAACTGTCGCCGGGCATCACCGCGATCACCGGTCCCAGCGATGCCGGTAAGTCGTCCATCCTGCGGTCGATCCGTTGGGTGGCGTTCAACCGGCCGCTGGGCACCGGCTTTGTCCGGCACGGCGAATCTGTCTGCCAAGCCGGAGTCCGGGTTGACGGGAAGAGCATCATCCGCCGGCGCAACAAGAAGCAGAACACCTACAAGATCGACGGCACCCCGTTGAACGCCGTGGGCACGGACG